TCTACTGTAGAAGCATAACCTTCAATTTCAAAACTAAAATCATCACTTCCTACAGATTTCTTTATATGTAAATCTTTCGTATTCAAACTGAATCTACGATTTATGCCCAACCTTTTAAAATCACTAGATTTTTCCACATATTCTAATGTAGACTTTGTGGTTGACACTTGTTTTCTCCTTACAAAGACTCATCCATCATGTCCAACACTTGCTGCACATTTCCTTTATCTACAGCATCTTTTATTAACTCTTGCATTATTTCACGTTTCTGCTGTGTCATCTTTTTAGGAGCAGGTTTTTCTTGAGGTTTCGCACTAGCTTCTCCTTGACTAGAAGGAGGTATTACACGTCCAGTATTCGGATCTATTTGTCCACCGCCCGGAGTTGTTAAAGGAGTTTCACCCCATTTAACAGGAGGCATACCACGACGAGCACGAACTTCATTTATGGTTGAAACACATGCAATTACATCTTCTCTATCTATTGTGGCCTGTGTTTGCATATCAGCAAGATCTATTGTTGGGAATATAATCTTCACATCATTATAACCAAATCCAATATTTACTATTTCTTGTGTGTAATAGAAAGATTCTTTATTAAGAATTGGTCTAATAGCACCATCTTTATAAGATTCTACTTGTTGACCACTATTTAATTTTCCACTTGTTCCATCAATTATGCCCATAACAAAAGGTTGCATACCATAAGCAGAAAAGATTTTCGATCTTAATTCTACACCATATTCGGCAAATTGTAAATCACGATTTGTCATTGCCATCTTTATATATTTAACTGGAACATTAACCATAGCTAATTTGTGAGCGTTTTTGTATCCTTTAAATTGTGCTCTCCAATCAGAACGAAATTTATCTAATCTAGTTTTTTCCATTCCTTCTACTGAAAGAACACCAGAAGTTTCTGCACCATTTAAAAAGAAATTTGCATTGAACGCTGCACGAAGAATATCTGTAGCAACAGAATTTGCAATAATATCAAGAATCTTCATACCATAAAAAGATTCTGTATTACTATTAAGAACCATAAATATTAATTCATCAATTGCATATTGTATCGTACCTATGTTTTTATCATCTTGATTCGGTTTTGCTGCTTTATTAAGAGGAGGATCAATTATATAAGCTGGACCAGTTTTAGGTAAATTTCCATGAATATCTGCTTTTATCTTTAAATTCTTTGGAGTTAATGCAAATATTTCTATCACATCTCTAGTTGTGGGATTGATTACTTTTTCTATTACACCTCTTCCAAAAACCAACATATTAAGAATTACTTTTTCTCTTATTTCTGCAAAAGATTCTTTATTAAAATTAGGATTGTCTAGAAAATTTTGTATATCTTTTATTCTACTTTTTAATCTTCCAGACATTTTTACAGATTTATCTTTAGGAACAACTTCAGGAATTGCTTTTGTGCAATCTCGCACAATTCTATTGACAGTAGAAAAAACCCATTCATTGCCTTTAAATAAATTCCAAGCATCATCATCATTTAATTTTACAACGGCAGGTTGAATCAAACCATTATAATTCATATCTTCAACATAACCACGTGAAGCCTTTGTTTTATCTACAATTGCGATTTTTGATACAGCACTACTCATATTTATTCTTTTAGTCTTTTTAGTCATCATCATCTCCCAACATGACGTATGAACCAGCACAATTTAGAAACTTTTCACAAGCAACTATTACACTTGCGAATGCATCCCAGACATCTTTGCTCCGCTTTTTTGCGTGATCGACCTTTTTACCCTCAATTACTTTCAAATGTTTTGCCTCATCACATAAGAGCCAAGAGTATGGGTATTCAACCCTTTGTTCAATTACAGCATATTTCGCATTTGATGGAACTTCATCAGTTCTATCACAAGATATTAATTCTACCTGTATTCCTTTATCTTCAAGTTCTTGTTTTATAAAATGTGAATTAAATTGGTCAAATGAACAACCTACTATATTAAATCCTTTATTGATTAAATACATTATCAAAAAATCTAAAATTGCTTTATAATAGAATTCACCATTTTTTAACATTCTTGGATTTCTGTCTGTGCCTGTAGAAATCCATCCTACTGCTGCCATTCTTATAAGAGGTTTTATTTCAAATTTATCATCATCACTTAAATCTGCTAAATCTATATCACCATCTTTTTCTGCTTTTTCTTTTAATTTATAAGAATCCATTTCTATTTTAACTTCACCAATAGTTTGTCCTAACGCAAATCCTATTCTATCTCTAGATTTTGCTAAGTCAAAATGCATCCAATACGAATTATTTTCTACTGGAGGTCTAAACCAATCATGCCAATAACCATTTCCCTTATAAGCATTAACTTGACATTGATCATATTCTAAACAAGAATGTATATCTCCGACTTCTTTTCTTCTTTGATAAACTGGGCATTGATGACATTTTTCACAACAATAATTTTCCATATCATTAGGATCAGGCCAAAAACTTTCTATAACACCTACAGGTTGAGCACCAAAATCACGCATTGTTCTACGATAATCACGTATCATTTCATGTTTAAAATCTTCTTTAGTAAGATTAGGATTAATATCCCACGTTGCTGCCTGTTCAACATAACCATCTGGCCTACCTTGTAATTCATAAAATTTCTTCATCACAAAATCGTCATCATAACGTGGAGTTGTAATTCCAATCATTTTATAATCTTTAGGAAATCGTGTTTTACAAGATCCATATGCAGCTTGCCAACATTCTTCTGCTCTTGATTCTGATTCATCATCTTGATCATTTTCAAGGAAGAATGCTAATTCATCACCTACCCATTGGATTGTATTATATCCTAACCAACCAAAGGCTTGACTATTAACACTCAATGCTTGTATATTCTTATCAAATGTGACCGTATCAACTCCTGGTTCTCTAAACTTACCTTCAAACCAAGGAGTATCTTTTAAAAGAGCAATAAATTGTGCGAAAAACACTTTCTTTGCCTGTTTATCGTTTCTAGCTGTATTCACAAAATAAATAGGAGTTGGACTTAATCCAAAAAATGCTTGTGGATTTAACATACACAAACATCTATGAATTCCATATAAATGTAAAATAGATGAAAGATAATCTTTACCAGACCCTTTACCAAGTAAAAGAATCATTTCTCTTGTACTACCATCCATTGCCTTTATTAATATATCTTTAATCTTTGGTCTACATCCAGCACGTCCATTCCATTTTTGATTAAGATATTTTTTGCTTTCTATAAATTCTTCCATTTCTACAGGTTTTTGTTCCCACACCTGCCCATCTCTTGATGGAGAGATTCCTTGTGCTATATAAAGTAAAGGATTATCTACTATTTTTTGTTCATTACTAAATTGTCTAAATTTCTTTGCCATTCTTTTCTTCTTGTATTATTTCAGCAGATTTAATGTTTTTCAGGTCTCCCTGAGTTCGTACTGATAATTGTACTAACTCTTTCTTTATTTCTTCAATTTGGTTCTCTGGTACGTATTTTGTGATTAATTCTACGATACATCGCAAAAGTAATTTTAAACCATCTGGAGTCAATGTAAATTGTTCTTTATTTTGTATTCGTGCCATACGTTCAGTTATCTTTGCAATTAAATCACAGAGATAACCAATTTTATCAATAGATTCAGTATCAGTAAGTAAAGATTGTCTATTACAAAATTCTTTAATCTGTACAAATTTTTCTTCAGGATTTAATACTTGATCGTTTATTATATTTCTTAAAATACGCATTTTCTTTTTAGGACTATCTATTTTTTCTGTATTATTTAAACTTCCAATAAATTTAATCAAGACAGTTCGCAAAGTTGCAAGTTCAGGTCTTAAATCATTAACCATTGGATCATTTATAAATCTATCAAATAATGATCCAAGATCAGATTGAAAAGCACCATGATATAAACTACTTGTAAGAGCACGTTTTCCATGAACTAATGCATTTGTATTACCTCCGCCATGTTTCTTACAATAAAATGAACCTTTTATAGCAGGATTTCCACAACGTATTTTAGGAGAAGTTTTTATCTTATTACCCATATCATCCCTAAAATATACATTTCTAAAACATCTTAATCCGCCTCCAAACGATGCTTTATCATCTTCTGGAAGCATATTAGCTGGAACTTCTAATTTCCAACCATGCTTTTCAAGCATCATTTTCTGTTTTTCTTGTTTTTCTATTTCATTGGACATATAAACTCCATTCTATTTTCATAACCTCCTTAAATATTCTTTTGAAAAGTATTTATTTTTTCTTAGGACTCACTGAATGAATTAGGCTATGTTAGCCTTTGCTAACTGCCTTGCGGTATTAAACTTACATTTATCTTGATTTTTTAACTATTTCTTTCAA